AACATGGAGCTGTTATACTATCAGCACTAACTAAGAAATCTTGGGGGTCTAATGTTTTAAATGACATATTTTTTTATAATATTTTTATTAGCTAACTTTTGTTATAGTAATTGGGATTGTTACTCTTGCTCCACTATCTCTACCTGTTACAATTAATACTGTTTGTAATTGAGTTTGGTTACCAAATAACGTATTAATAGTAGTACCAGTCATGTTTAATGTAGTACCAATTACTGTTTTAGATACATTAGTTCCAAGAGTAGTTGTTGAATTTAGAGCAGTAGATGCATTTGTGTTAATACCTACGCCATTAAATACACTCATTGTTCTAACATCACCTATAGTGAAGTTATATCCTGATGTTTCAAATGTTTGTGAGCCACCTAAATAATTTAATGTTTGTGGTGTAATTGAAAGTGATGCACCTTGTTTTAATACTATGTTAGTGTAACCAATATTAAGAATAGGCATTTTAGCCGTACCACGAGGTAATGTAGTAAGTTGATACTTCATTATTTGTGTTTCATCAGAAAATGCTTCTAATAAAGGCATACCTTCAATTGCTTGACCATAATAAGCTGATCCTGAAGGATTGTTCGGGTTATAAAGTGTATAGTCGATTTCATCATCAGATAATGAGAATTGAGTGATACGGAATGAACCGTCATTTTTTGCTAATAACTCTCTACCTTTTTTAGTTAAAATAGCATCAACTGTTACTATTTGGTTATTTAAATATCCCATTTTTTATTTTAATTTATTATAAATATTATTATATTGTGCCTTCTGCGGCAAGTTTTTGAATTATAGTTGTAAAATTATCTTCTAATTCTTTAGACATATGTTGAGGTTTAATAAAACCTGTTAAAGGTTGGCCAGTTGTACCTGTAGGTTTAGGTACATTTAATATTATTTGGTTACCAGCGTTTGGATTTATTCTATATATACAAAAATGATCTAATATAGAACCACTTGGAACAGGTGGGACTACTTTTAAAGCTAAATTACCATCTGTTGTAGTCATATTTTCATATATAATATGTATGTTACTTGGATCATACTCAAATCTAATAAAATCTCCGGGTTCTGGGGTAAATGGTAATGTAATATCACTAAATCCAAAGGTAGCAGATGCTGTGGGGGTAACTTGAAGATACTGGTTTTGGTTTAATCCTGTTAGTCCTAATGAAGCTGTTATTACTGTAAAATCATTAGATGCTGTAGTGTATGTTCCTATAGACCAGAATGGGCTGTATACAAAATTATCAGCAGTGTATGTTTGGATATTGGTAAAGATGGTAGACCAACCATCATTTGTTCCTAGTATTTTTAATTGAAGACCATTATTTTGATTATCTAATTTATAGCGTACTCTTATTTTATCCCCACTATTAAAATTAATAGGTTTGGTTTGAGCGGAAACAAATTCGTCAGGCATTCCTTGAGTAAATGTTCTTAGTTTAGCAAATGTTCCATCTGTTAACTCAAGGGGTGAATAATTAGTTCCCCCATCTGTTGATCTTTGAATTTGAATATATAATACATTAGAGCCATTATTAGTAGTAATAACTTCTTTAACACGAAATGTTGTTTTAAAGGCTACTTGAGTTCCCTGGGATGTAGTGTCATTAGGGAAGGTGTATATATATGTGCTGTTATTGTAATTACTGCCGCTATCATTTATTTCTGTTCCAAAATCTAAAGTAGCATAAGAACCATTATTAATGTTTACAGATGCAGCTTTTTTAGCTAAAAATGAGTAGTTATAAGCATTGTCTAAGCCTACACCCCCAGGTCCAGCTGAAAAGCTCATGGTAGTAATATAGTCTGTTCTTCCAGAGCCTGTTTCAGTTATTAGTAGGGGTTGTATTCTTCCCACGTTTGTAATTTGTTTAGTACCTAGTAAAGTAGTAAATAATGTAGTTCCTTCTAAACTTGTAACGTTTACTATTCTCCCAGGCTCAAAATTTTGCAACATGTTAAGTGTATCAACAGAATTAGGTTGAGGTGTAACTACATTACCTTGAGCATCAATTAAGTATTTTACAAAATAAGCGGTTTGATCAATAATTTCGGGGGTAGTGCTTCCTACACTACTAAAGTAAGCGAAATAAGTTTGATTTTTTTCGGCAGCAGAAAGTGATCCATACCCACTATTATCGGTAGTAGAAGTATTAAAATCACCTTGTATATTTGAACTATATAAATTATCCGACATATTATGTTGTTATGTATGAGTTTGTTCTACTACCATTGTATCTTAAATTAGACCAAGCTTTTGAACTATAATTTGAATCTTGGACAAACGCCCTATCTGCTGTTCCAGATATGATAAGACCAAAGTTAGTTGGAGTCAAGGGATTTTGAGAATAATCTACATCCATCCATATTGTAGAGTATTGGGGTGTCTCAGCATTACCTAATAACGGGTTATAATCATTGTAATCAAAATTAATAGCATCTGGGTCAAATATTACTAGTGATGAAGAGCCATTAAATGGGGTTACGGATTGGGATAATTCAAATTTTAGTTGTTTTATCAATGATACGTTTGACCCTCCCGATAAGGCTAGAGGTTGGGTTGTACATATAGCTAATATAAGAGAATCACCTTCTAGAAAATTAGTAGTTGATCCTTGTTCTAGAGTGAAATTAGAAAATATTTGTAACTCATTCCCCCCAGTTATATTAGCAAAATCTACTAATGTTTGGAGTACTCCTGTAGCTCCAGATATCTCTCCGTTTCTTTCCAGCAGTATAAAAGAATTAACATTAACATATGTCCCACTAGTCCCACTCCCTGTTACCCAAAATGAGGCACTAAAATATAATTGAGAATTATGTAAATTAGGGGTATTACCAAAAGTATATTTACCAGTTGAAGAAGTAAAATAACTTAAAATATCAGTTGGGGTTGATGTATATCCTATAATTGATGATACCTCTAATGGGGTGGGAGGGAATATTCCAACTGATGAAGAAATTAAGTATGGGGTAGTATAATTTTTCCTAGCATCTAACTTATAATTTTTAATTTCACCCATAGAAGATGTAGCTTCGGTAGGTGATATCCCAAATGTATAATAATCAGCTTGTTCTTGAATAGAAAGAATAGGATATAAAACTGATCCCCTATCAGGATATGTTAAAGTAATAGATTGGAGTTGTCCTAAGTAATCAGATCTATCTAATCCTCCTGAGTCGTATCTATTAACTTTAATATATTTGACACCTTCGTTAACTGTAAGTCCGTAATCTGGCATAGTTGCTTATTTTAATTATCTTCCGCCTGTTGGGGCTCCGGGTGTTATTGCTGGGTTGATTGTACTTCCTGTGTCATACCATAAATATACTTCACCTTGATTTGGTGAAGTAATAGGGTTTAGAAAATAATTTAACGGTACATTACTACTTAAATATAATGTTGGGTCATAGTATATCTCTAAAGTAGTAGGTAATTTAAAATCATTAGCAGCATTTAATTCACCATCTGTTACTACAAATTCAGTCCCAGGTAACTCACCATTATAGAACTCGTCTTGTGATGAATGTGATATGTAACTTATACCAATAGAACTAGTATAGTCTTGTATCCAATCTTGGGCAAATGTAGTAGTATTATATTGATTAAATGTACCTCCAGTACTACCACTTATAAAGGCGGTTTGTATAGAACCACTATAATCTAATTCTTCCCATTCAATTTGTGGTTGAGGGTATTTATTTCTCTCTAATAAATGTTGTTTAATAACTACACCCGTTGTAAGACTTGTTCTTGCAGGAACAAAATCCTTAATCATTTTAAATAATGAATTATCAAAGTATTTGATTAATCTTACATAATCTTGTAAGTCATAAGTATCAAAATACTTTTGAAAGAAATTGTTACTTAAAGTATTCAAGTCAGGGTATGAGGTAGCAGAAGATGATACTTGTCTTGGGTCACCAATATATTCACCTATATTAAAGTATCCTAAAGATGATATAATATCATCATTAATTTCATTTTGAGGTGAGAATGCTACCTCTAACATATTAACATCAGGTGATTCACTACCTGATACTGGGTATGATTGTTCTATAGAAATATATTGTGATAGTACACTTCCTGTAGGTAAACTAGAGGATACAATTTGTATTTTATCTGTTACTCTACCTTTTAAACCTATTACAGGTGAGTTTAAGAATCGTGCTTCTGTGTTAGTATTAAATGATGATGTATTATATATATAAAAATCACTATTACTAGCAAATGAAGAAGTAGCAGCCCAAGATCCTGTTATTTTAGGATGTACAGATATAGAACCAGTATATAAATCTCCACCTAATGGTAAACGAGCTACTAATGTGTTAGCATAAGATGTTTCCCCAATGTAATCTATAGATTGAGGATTCATTATATAATCTTTAAATGAATCTATACTTTGGGTGGCGGCCCAATATCTTATTTCTTGAGAGTTACCATAAAAATAATCAGCCCCAGGATAATCTGGGCTTGTTGGGATGTCAAAAAATGATATTTTACTTCCACTATAACCCCATGTTGGTGACAGTATAGAAGATGAGTATAAGTTCATAACCTGGTTTCCATCATAACCATCATAATAACCTTTATTACCTGCAAATAATGTAAAGGTATGGGCACCTGAGTTAGGATCGTTACCAAAAGATCCAGATCTATTAATCATTACAGACCACCAATTACCATCAAAAAATGGAGCATAGATACTACATGAGTAGAAGTAACCTCCTTTAATATCTAAATATAAAGTACCATATTGGTAATATGGATCTACATTTGACCCACTATATGAACTAGTTGTTAATCCTGAACCTGTGTACCATAACGTTAGGTTAGTAGTATATCCATCTACACTACCTGAGATCTCAATTAAACTTTGAGTAACCTGTATTGAAAAATCAGAAGGTATGTATGGTTTAATTCTAAATTGGATTGATTCAGGTATATTATTTTCTGCCCCCCAATTTGAGTTAAGGATAAAAGAACTAGTGACTGGGTTTCGAGATTCATTAGAATTTAAAGCATAATTAAATTGTTGATCAAAATAATCATAAGTAGAAGTATCTTTATCTCTACCCCCAAATTCACTAATTCTTAAAACAGTATCAGGTACACCAAAACAATTTATTAAAGCACGTAAACCAGGTATAGTACCTTTAGTTTTAGCTAAATAAGGTAAGTTATGATATAAACGTTTATATATTTCTTTATTTAAGTCGTCTATTGGTGTTATAGATGCTTCATATGAGGATGTTACATATCGAGTAATTAAGTCCGATCCGGTTGGGGTCAAGTTAATACCTAAGCTTCCGGTGCCATACCCTAAAAATGAGCTGTATAGATTTTCGGTTGTGAAATTATTTTGATATATCTTTATACCAAATGACTTTAATGCTTCTGCTACTAAGTCTTTAGAAATACCATAATCTAATCTATTATCTGCATTGTAGCGATTAGTTACATCCTTATAGTAAGTCCAAATATGATCATAATGTTGGCCTACTAAATCAATAAATGAATAATATGGAGAATTTCGAGTATCATCCCTAAGATACTCAGGGATAACCCAAAATAGATAATCTTGGTTATTAACATCATATAATGAAGCACTTAATGTTCTACCTCCATAATAAGCAGATGTAGGATCAGAACTACCAAACCAATTTAAAACTTGAGCACTACTTGTTGAGTATAAAGTATAAGGTACGGTACTATTAGATTTAGGCCATGTATATGAACCAGACTCATAATACATGTAATATTCGTATCCGTCAAAATTATGAATAATATCTGCTATTTTGTCTTGTATAATATTGATACTAACCCCGGATGATGTAACATTAGATAATGAACTTATATCACTTGTATAATCTTCTATCTGTTTAACCTTATAATAAAAATTATTTAATCTTTGTTCTGCAGATGAGAAATGGATAAAGTTTGAAAAATCTGTGTAGTCAATATTTATCTCAATTCCCTTTTCGTTTAGTAAGCTTTTTATTTGGTTGATTGAAGAAGTTGATTGCCCCTGTATAATGGTTGAGTAATCGGTATAATTACTAGTATTATTAGTTCTATCTTTAGTATCTAAGTTAAAGTTAGGGCCTCTTAAATCAAATGTTAGTACGGCCGGGGGAGAAACCTCTTGAGTAAATATTACATTAAATGCTAAAGGATCTGCTATTTTAGTTACAACCCAAAAATTTGAATTAGTAGTAAGATTAGAAGGTAAAGGATTATACAAATTAACTAATATGTCATTAGTAGTAGGATTAATTTGTATGTTGTTAGCTACTAATAATATATTACCCCCAAAATTTAAATAAAAATCATTAAAATAAAAAGAAGTATTATTACTAATAAAATTGTTAACGGCTGAGACTGGGTCTGTGTTGAATGAAGCATATCTAATAATTAATTCTGTTCTGTCAGCTGATATGCTTTTTATAAACAGATCTCGATTTGTTGGGCTAGTTAATAGCTCATTCTTGTAGAAATTATAATAGGCATTATATTCTCCAGATGTAATTCCTTTACGATTTATATCAGAAGTTGGGTCTATTTCTATAGAACTAATATTATTTGATATAACTGTCCCATTAGTAGGAAAAGAATATGCACTGTAATTATAATCTACAATTTGAAATGAGCCATTTACTGTAGAAATTACGTACTCAATATAATCGACAGATGGATTAAATGTAGCTTCAATCTGGGTTGGGGCGATTAGTCTTTCATCTTGTGGGGAGTATGGGGAAGATGGGAATATTTGAGTTACGTTTATAGCCATTATTGTATATTTAAACTAGATGAAATTTGTGTGTTTAGAACTTGTTGATTAGCTACTAATAATTGCTGTCTTAATGATGATATTTCATCTAATAAAAGTTGGGTTTCATCATTTGGGGCAGCAGCATTTATATATTCTCCACTAGTTTTAACTAGATATTCATGTGAGTTAATATTACCAACTGTTGGGATATCATAAAATATTTTATTGTAATATGTAAAAAACTCTTCAACAGTTATAGTATCCTCTACAGGCGGAGCTGGTGGGGTTAGTTGTGTGAAAGAAGTGTCAATAACATTAGTATATTCTCTTCTATTATAAACCGTTTTATTTAGGGGATAATTAGCCATTTATTACTTTAAAAGTATAATTATTATCAAATACCATAGTACTACCATTTATAGTAGTTTTAATCAATATATTATAATATCTCTCAGGTTCTAAACCATTCATATATAATTTAAAATAACTTCCACTAGCATCCACGCTCAATTGAGTGAATTGTTCATCAAAATCAACTACATATTCATTAGTATAAGCATCTTTAATAGCATAATATGATGCTGTTGGTAAATAATAATTCTGGGTGTAGTATGAAGCGGTTTGGTATATTCTAGTTGGGTATTCAGGTCTGCTATTTACTCTAAATATGTTATTACTGTCTGGGTAGAAGGTACCTGTGTTATTATCTACTGCTATAGTAACAGGGGATACATTTAGCTCAGTTAATGACCCAGTACTAAATGAATAGTCTCTCCATTTTATTTCTAATTGTGGAGGGTATATAGTATGAGTATCTCTTGAAAAATAATCTAAATTAATATTATATAAAAGACTATCTACAAACTCAATTTCTTGTTTAATAATAAATCCATTATTAACTATAGAGCCTGAGAACCAACTGTGTATAACTGGGGTAACATCTATGTTAATATCTTTGTCATCATAGTATGAAAATGACTGCGTATACGATGAAGTATACCAATTACCTCCACCACTCACGGAACCATATGATCCTGTTACTCCTGCGGGAAATCCCGTTGTTTTCCATGCTCCACTACCTGATCCTAGTCGGTTATACCAGCTTACTCCGTTAGTATATTCTGGGTCATAGGCATATTTTCCAGTACCCATATTCCAAGAGCCTGTTACAGCATATACCTCTAAAGTAGTGTCTGAGTTTAATCCATTTACTTCAGATATAAATCCTCTTAAAGAAGCACTCCAAGTTGAATTGCCTACTTTATTAGTAATTACATCAGATATTTCAGTAGATGAAAATTGAATTAAAGTTCTAGCAGCTTGTGTATTACCACTATCTTGAGCATCTTCAATATTTACAGATAATATCTCATTCAGTCCTGTGTTTTTGTTAGGATATCTAGAATATATTGTAGCGTCCTGTGAAGGGAATAATTTGTATATAGCCATTTGTTATAAATATAAAATATTAAAAAGATACAACACGACCTTTAATATCAGTATCAGGGTATTTAACTTCAAATATCATTGGGTCTAATGATGGATATATAGTATTATTTTGAGTTGCTCCTGATATGTCATATGAGTATTGGGAATAGCCTAGTACTGTTCCACTTTTATTAGTTACAGATACATTTTTAACGGTTTGTACTCCTTCTACTTTATCTAATAATATGTAGATATCTTTCATAATTATTGGTTCATTTATTTGCCAACTATTAATATCAAAATATACTTTTAAAGCTTCTATACAAGCAAATATAATCTCATTATTATTGTAGTTAGGTAAAACTACAACTTCAAAATCTACACCTATGTTAATTACAAACGCATCTTTAATCTTAATAGAATCATTTATTACTCTATTCTGTGAAATGTATGTTGATAAATTTTGTTTTAAAGCATTAGAAGCATTAATTAAATTCCCATTAATATCATATGTTAGAACATATAAGTCTAATACTGATGGGGTTTCACCAGGCATTAAAGATTGAAGTTTTTGGGGCTCAATGTATGCTTTAGATATAGTACCATATTCAGGGGGCATACTTAAGGCTCGTACCAAATAATCATCTAATGTTACACTTCTTTGTTGAGTTGTAAAACTAACTAAAGAATTTAATCTTATTTGTTCAGCATTATCTCCAGGGCCCCCACCATTAGCTGCGTTAGGATTATTAGTAGATACTGAGTTAAAGACATATTGTCCTAAGGTATTATCTAATCCGCTAGGAAGTTTAATATTTTCTTTATTTGAGATAACATTTAATACCCCAGATGAAACATTAGATGTTACTCCTCCTCCTGTTAAGTATCTTACTGTTAAAGTAGTATTATTAGGGGCTATACCATAAGTGTCTGTGTATAAAAAGTTAGCAGGTGAAAAAGCGGTTGTCAATAATGATCTTTTATATGGTAAACCCATACCTATATTATCTGGGTTGGGGGTGATTTCTTCATCAACATTAGCAGTGTTAGTACCAGCACCGAACTGTATTTGTAATGTAGTAGGGGAAACAAAGCGAGTTACGAATCTACGTGGTGCTTTTTTTAGTTGTAAAAGAAAAGGAGCATTATTATTATCAGTAGATAAATTAGGATTATTTACATTAGTATTTTTGATAGTATCATAAATCATTTCCTGAGCAAGGTATGGTACTTCATACCAAGTATTTCCATCACTATCTACTATATCTAATATTTTAATAATGTTAGCTTCTTCTATTTCAACTGTTGGATATTGTTCAACTGAACCAAACGAGAAGGTAGTAGTTTTAATCTGAGCAGATATAGCTTTTCTAGTTTTCTTTAAAAGATAATAATCTACATTTGTTCCTGTAGTTTGGTATATGCTAACGGTAGTAGGGTCTTGGGAACTAGAGAATGTAAAATCAACTGGGTCCTGTATTAAAAATGATGTATTTTGGGATAATGATGAGTTAATTAAAGTATTTTCAGTAATTTGAACAGCATACCTATAATCAGGTAATGATGCTATTGCTGGCACTTGTTGGTATATATCAATATCTACTGTGGCTACCCCGGTTACTTTAGGGCGATAGCCTAGCATATATGCTAGAGAATATATGTTGTCTTGTTGGCGAGCATATTGTATAAAATTTTCTTGAATTTGATTATCAAGATAAAAGGATAAAACATCTCCTACATATGCTGACATTTCAAGGAACATTGTTCCTGGTGATGATGGGGAAAAATCAGCATACGTTGATGGGAAATAGGTTTTAGCAAACTGGTTTAGTGAATTTTTATATTCACCAAAGTTTTTATTTATATAATTTATAGTTATATTCTCAGCCATTTTATATTGTGATGTTTAATGAGGTGTTTGGGCTTCCTAAAAATGAATATGTTATTGATATATTAACAGCATTAGTATCGTATGATGGAGTAACACTAACATTACTAACATTTATTTCAGGGAAGTTATTTTTTATTTCACTAGATAATAAGGATTTTAAATCATCTAATCCTACATTGTTATAAGGATCTGTGCCGTTATTAAAACTGTATGATTCATTTCCTATATTAGAGAATAGATATTTTCTTAAATCACTACCATAGTTGGGATTTAATGGTCTTTCCCCCTTATTAGTTAATATAAAATTAATTAAATTTGAGCGAATTTGTTCTGTAGTTGTAAATGTGGAATTAAATACTGCATCTGCTCCAGATGTGGTTGAGCCTCCAGATGATGCTCCTACAAAAGGTATACTTACCCCAATTACTACTTGGTAATCAAGGTTTAAAGGGTCAGTATTTGCTATTCTATATGCCATTATTTAGCGTTCATTAATCCCATTATTTGATCTAAACCTACTTCACCTCCAGGTAAACTTGATCCTTCGCCAGCTGTGTTAACGGGAGGTGGAGTATATGCGGGCTGCGCATGTGATGAGTTAGCCGTGATGGTAGCATCAAATTCACCTCCAATCATTCCTCTTAGATTGCGTCTAAGATCATGATTTACGGTTGATGTGGTTGGTTGGTAAGCAGGGACAGGAACATATGCTTCTGATACTACTGTTTTAGGTGATTTAACTGCTTCAAGTAGAATATCTTTTAATTCTTCTTGAATTGCTTCACGTACTGCTTCTTTAATTAATTTTTTTAGTCCGTCGATTTTCATATGATTATAAATATTTGATTATTCAGCTGTTATATTATTAATACGTCTACTCCTTGTTTGTTTTGAGCAACAGCATATCGTCTAATATATTTACTTTCATTTGTTTCATCAATTTTAACTCCTAAAGTAAATCCTTTATAAGTATTATCAGGTCCTTGTGTAGCAGCTACTGTTGGGTTAGCTAAAGCATTAATTTCATTATTAATTTGTTCAAAATCCATATTTTGATCTTCAGCACAAAATTGTAATATAATATCCAACATGTTTAAAAATTTCAAAATTATTCCTAAAAATACTCCATATTGAGCTGTGGATATGACTAGGCTGTTTATTTTTCCAGAGTTAGCATTAGAGAAGTTTTGGAATTCAACTGTTTTAAGTATTACATTTACAGGTACAGGGAATGGCACTAGTGCTATTGCTGTCAATGCTAGTTCTAATGTTCTATTTATTAAAGTAAATACCTGTAAGCTATCAGATAATGTTGTGATGCTTTTATATATGCCATTTATTTGGGCTACTAGTTGGTTACGTTGTTTTAATGTTGATTGGATTTTAACCGATGAAGGACAATTAATCATCTCAATTAATTGTTCTTTAGGGAGTTGTCCTAATATAAATAAAGCAGCTGCTTTTTGTGTTGCTGGGTCTTTAGCTGATTCTTTAGCAGCGGCAGCTGAATCTTCAGCAGATGAGAGTGCTCCTTGGGCTGCTGCTTTTTTGTCAGCAGCAGATGACTTAATTGAATCTACTGTTGAATCACCACTTATACCTAGATTAGAAACTATTAAGGGAATAATTTGGGGGGCAAATGGTGTTATTAAACCTATAACAAATGGAATTAATCTTCTTTTAACAGTTGACTTTTGACTATTAAGAAAGTTAATAAATCTGACATCTGGTGGTAGTTCAGATTCTAATGTTGATTCTAACACTTTATTATTTTGAGATGCTACTTCTTCATTAACTTTAGCTGTATTTAAAGCAGTTTCATCTGCTACTTCGTTCATTGTCTTTCTAGAAATCTCATAAACAAAGTTATTTCCTTTAGAATTTTCTACAGATGAGTCTTGTGAACCTTCAACAGTATAAGGTAATGGTTCACCATTATTAGGATCAACTATGTTATTAGCTAATAATATTTCTCTAGCAGCTGATGCCTCAGTATTGGTCATTCTTGAAGGACCATTGATAATCTGCCCACTTGGGGTGGAGAGTACAGCATATAGTTCAGGGCCACGTTTTTTAAACGTAATTGTACTCCCGTCACTAACTTTATATATAGATGTACTCATGTTTGATTATTTACAATAAATATGTAAAAAATGTAGGGTTTGGTTGGATATGTAAAAGATGTGTCGTATATTTATAGTATAAAATAAAGGTTATGAAAAAACTGATCACAAGTATATTTTTAGTTTTTGGGTTATACTCAAATGGTTCCTCACAAATTGATACATGTAAAGTTGATTACTATAATATGTTTAATACAGATTCGATAGTTTCAGTTTGGGGTAATAGTGATGCTTCATATAATTATTTTACAAATTGTATTTTTAAAAGATACCAAGGTAAATTATTAGAATTGTATCAAACTAATACTCTCTATATTGAGTTAGAAGGAGATAATTGGTTTAAAATCTCTAGATTTTTTATTTATACGAGTGAAAAAGAATTTATTTATTTTACTCCATGTCAAATTGAAAGTTTAATTAAATAAATATTATTTACACATTCTATATAGGAAAGCTGATCCACCAGCAAATGTACCTCCAATAGCTTTTATTTCAAAGTCTCCTGTTATTCCATTTTGGGTTAATGGGAATTTATAGTAAGAACGATCTACAACGTAATATGTTACTTCACCATTTGGGAAATAGGCTTTAAGTCCAATTGGGAGCTGGCTTTCTCTAAATTCAAAGGTAGCATTGAGAGGTATGTTAATATTTTTCTTATTAAATAATTGAATAATATTATTAGAAAATGTATTAGATCTATCTTGAGAATATCCTTCAGAAATATATCTTACAGCTGTGTTAATATCTATTGTTCTTTTTTGAAGTGGGGAAATATATCTATTTAATGAGTTATTAGCTATATCAGACATATATGCTAATATTCCCCAACTTATAGGATCAGCTACAGTATCAGGACGTTGGATAAATGTTGGAGTTTGTTTTTCAATATAAGTTCCATTAGGTGTTTTACTTCTTATTATAAATACATCTGGGGCAACTGCTGCGTCTAATTCTATGTTAGGTGCTCCAATACCCGGGATAGGGTTAAATTCTCCAGCTTGGGTTGTATTTTGTATATTTATCCATTTACATGGGTTAATGAGGTTAGCTTTAAGTCGGGTATATTGATAATCAGTATATTTTTTAGCATTAGCGTCTATTTTATCCCAAGGCCCACCTCCTACATTATCTATTTTAGCTAGTATAACTATAGGTTTTTGAAATGTAGCATTTAATTCACTAGCATAGAGAGCATTAATTTTATCGTTTACATATTTTTCTAAATCTAATGCCCGAGCTTTAGCTAATGAACCAGGTTCATCAAAATTTCTACCTGTTCCTTCGTTATCATTATTAGGTACTCTAGATTCGGATGATTCTATTTCTAATACAAAGTTACCTTGATTTGCTTTAGCAAAATTATAAGCATCTTCAACTTCTTTATTAATAGTATCCTGTATATCTTGGGGTAATGAGGATACTTTCCATTTACCTGATGGGTATTTCCCTGCTAAGTCTAGTATACCTCCTTTTACAGGGTCAATATAGCCCGATAGAGTGCTTGTTTGTTGGGGGTTTTTAATTGAGGTAGTTTCTAGACCGGGTTTAGAAAAGCTAACAGTTATATTTTTTGGGTCAACATCTGCTTCAATAGTAGCTACCCAATTCCCATTTGCATCTGTTTCGGTTGTGGTTGTTTCTACACCGGTTCCAGTTATGGTAACTTTTACACTTTCTAATTTATCTCCGGATGTAGTGAAAACTTGTCCTTTAAATTGATTAGCCATAATTAAACGGTTTTGACTGTTTTAGATAATAAATTTTTAGCTGCTACTATATTTGCTATATCATTACTTAAAGTTTCAGCGTCATCTGCTATAGCGTTTAAAGAAGTTATAGGCACATTAGTAGGTCCAATTGGAGTTTGAACTTTATATGTAGCTGTTTTAAAAGCTATACTAAGGGTAGCTAAGAATGTTGACATTTGTTTTAATACATCATTTAGATTATCACCTAAAACCACAGATTGTATTTTAGTGTCTTCTATTCCTTCAGATGAGCCTAAATAAACTTTTTCAGCTGTTAATGATATTTGTTTAGCATTTACTCCTAAAGTTTCACCACATGATAATTGAATTGATTTATTAGCTAAGGCTAATATTGAATCAAATTTAGCATTAAATACTAATCTGCCTGAGTTGAGTATGATTTGGTTTCCTTCATATTGTCCTACATTGGTAGGAGGAGTTGATTTAGAGAATGAAGAATTATTTACATTAGCTGGGAATAATGGGAGTTGCTGTGTTGATGTTAAGTAAATAGAAGAAGCATCATTATTAATTTCTTCTAGACGTGGTATCCATGGTTCTCTAGGGCTAGAGGCCTGTCCGTTTCTTAAAATAGTAATGGGATCTCCATTAATGCCTACAGATGACCACTCGTTTGCAGTTTTAGCATTTTTAACTGTTGAACCTAAACGAAATGAATTACCCCATCTACCTTCGTATATTGTGTCCCCTTCATATGGTAATAAAGGATAAATATCTATTTTTTCTTCAAATGTTTTTCCTAAAAATATTTCAGTACTATTATCTGTTACTCGTCTATATGAACCTGATCCAACTTGGGGGTAGTCTTGGCTTTGATTAGGTGATATAGTAGAAATAACAGGAACAGCGTTATGGTGCTGGCTATTCCAAGCGTTTATTGGGGGAAAATAATATGATATTAATGAGTTAGGATTTTCTGTTAGATTACCTCCGGGTAGAGTTATTAAATATGTTAACTCGTTTATTAAAGGGTATTGTTTAATATTAGGAAATAGTGGGTAAGCTACTCTATCTATTGGTTCAGAGTTAGGAATATTACTTTGTGGGGCAGAAGTAAGTTCATAATATATAGCCCCAATACTATTCCATTCCCCATACTTATTAAAACCTCTATCACCTTTATCTAATATTATATCTAAAACACGGACTGGGGTAATGTTAAAGTTTCCATTTCCCAGATTTGCTATAGATGAAGGGTTTGGGTTAAGGTTATTCTGTACATTACCTATTGAACCGTATTGAATGTTAACCATTATTCTTCGCTTTTAATTTTATCTATTTCAGCTAACAATTGTGCTTTTTCTTCGTCTGAGATGCCAAACCCACTGCCTTCGCCTGCTGAGTTATTCATAATGCGTTGAATAATAGTAGCCATCTTAATTAGTTGTTCATCATTTTTAACACCTATTTCTAAGTATTCTTTGATTAAAGGAACAATAAGAGTAGCATCACCTATACTTTCAACAAGCGGCTTTAACTCAGATACTAAGGCAGATATTTGTCTGTCTTTTTTTTGTTGGTTGGTATAAATTTCCTCTAATATATCAGAAAATTTCTTCTTACCAAACACAACATTGTCCAATCCATTCATAATGTTTTATTTATAAATATGAATATCAGAAATTTGTATACCCGTTTTCTAGATAAAAATAATAGTGTTGTTTAAATATATCATATAACTTATTAGCTATCTTAGTAATTTTAGGCGTTTTAGCATCAATAATTTCACGAATGTATATATACAGCGCTTTTTTATTAAATACATCTATATTTTCACGTTTACGAAATAATTCCAATATTGCATCCGCTATTTGAGCATCAGTTTCTTTAGGAAATAAAGTATAAATATTTGTAGTACAATGGATTACATATTCATCTATAAAATTAGATAATTTATCATGTGATGATCCTTCATCTATGCGATATGAAAATTGTTCATTTGATTCAATTTCCTCAATAGGTGCTTTGTCTACTCGTTTTTTATAATTTTTAGTATTAGTAATAATTAAATAACGTTTAGCAATAGTACCGAAGTATGAAAATGCTTTTGCTCCTTTTTCTGGGTTAAATAGATGTATTTTGGAAAGTAAAAATGTTATTACTTCATGTTGTAAATCCTGGATGTTGTCTACTTCAGTGTAATAGAATTTAAAAGTATGGATTATGTTTTCGGTTAATTTAAAGAAAGCATAGTGAATACGTTCACGGTATATCTTATCCTTCAACTCAAAATCTGTAGTATTGTTGTATTCTACTATAGCATCCTCAGTATGTTGTGTAAAGTACTGAGTGTTTTTCTTTTCTTTCACCTCGATCATAAATTCTTAATTTTAAACACATTTAGTGTTTCTTGGAGTTGTTTTACTGATTGGAAGAAGAAGCCAATTTCGTCATCTGATTCAAATGATCCTTTATGGTCTATTTCTTTTAATTTTTTATCTGATAATTCAACTATGTCTGATAATTTATTTAAGTAGACCTGGTATGAAACAAGAATCTCATTTTGGGATACCATCATGTCTTCTTGTTTTTCAGTTTTTTTAAGAAGATTAAAGGTCGTAAATCCTAAAATTACGACCAATACTCCTAATATTATAGATAATGTTATCATAAATCATTTAGTAAATTCATTAAACCTTCACTTTGGACATTAGATAATGTTTTAGTTTTAATTGTAGGTTTAGTTGTTTTCTTTTCGGTAAGTGCAAAATTTTCTGGTTTGGTAGATTTGCCTGCTTTAAATTTAGGTAACCATTCACGTTCAAACTCAATACGAGATGCCATTAGATCAGCCTGGTGAATGATGAAAGGTAATGCTGTGCGAGGACGTTGTTCGGGTGTCCAAGCCATTAAGTATTTCTTATTACCATCATCATATAAACCATCGTGGGTTTGAATAGCAATCATCTCATTAAATGAATACGGAATACCGTTAGACTGGAGTAAAAATAACCCTCTATCAGGTACTGAGGCGAATGGTAATTTGTTGTTAAAGGTATAATCTTCACCTAATTTATCCTTACGCCATTGATCAGTTTGAGGGATGTATGACTCATGTTCTTCATCACCTATTTTACCTAAGTCATGATTTAGGGCTGCAAATACTAATTCTTCTTTAGTATATGTAGAAGCGTCTACCCCCATACTTACCCATACATCATTTAGTTTAAGAGCACAGTCTACTACTCGTAATATGTGATCAACGTAGCCCCCTGGAAATGCATTGTGGTATTCTTTCTTGTATGACGCAGGCATCATCATAATACGCTCTGAATGCTTAGAATATAGATCAAGTAATTGTGAGCGACGTGGCTCACTAATAAATACTTTGATTGTTTCTTCTAAATCCATCCAATTATTCTGGATTTGTTCGGCTGTTAATTTCATATTAATTATACATTGTAGGTTCTGATTCAACAAATAAGCGGGTTTGCTCAATTATTTCCTTCAGTTTTTCAAGTCCCTCTACATATGTTTCTAAAGGTTGTTGTTGTTTAACTATGAATCCCAGTTGGTTAGCAATGCTATCTAGTTTATCTAGTTGGTGTAAAACGTTGTTTTTATTTTTCATATTATTAATTTTTAATGTTTTATATCACGTGTTCCTACGTCTCACATCCCTTTTTCCCTTACTCTCAAAACCCGTAATCCCAATATAAGAGAGAATTAAATGGACGCCAAATTATCCTTAAAAGAAATTTAAGATTTTTTGAATTAATATACATTTTTCATATTCTTCGACCCCTTCAAAATATTTAAGACTTTTACTTAATGCCCTAAAAAATACAGGGTCAGAATATTCTTCTATACATTCGACATGAACTGGGTTTCCTAAATCTAATTTTTCTAGATGCTCAAATGCCCTATTATATACCATACTCTCTCCAGCCCTCTTTACGTCATCCGTATCTAAATTTTCATTAGAACTATTAAAAAACTGAATTAGTTGTTCACTGAATGTTTCATAATTATGGATTAATTTCTTAAACATACCCATATAAACTATAGGGTGCTCGGATAAATCAATATAAGCAGCAATTTCCCCTTTATCTTCAGGATCAAACAATTCAAATATCTTCTTTATATCCATATATATAAATATATAAGAAAAAGAAAAAACGGCACTTAGCCGTTAATTTATCCTTTTAATAATCGTTTAATATTTTGTATTTTTAACCTATCCATTTCTTCCTCTAAATGCTCTAATCGTTTATTCAGAGTGTAAAGATAAGTAATTGACAAAAATGTTTCAATTAATAAAACAACTGTTAATATCATCATAATAATAAAATTTAGTGCGCCCTCCTGGGATCGAACCAGGTACCTACTGATTATGAGTCAGTTGCTCTAACCTAATGAGCTAAGGGCGCGGTTTGTGCTCAAGGTAGGACTTGCACCTACACGCTTTTTCAAGCTAGAAAATCTAGCGTCTACTATCGGGTTCCCATGGAAACTTCGCTTTCGCCACTTGAGCATTGTTGCGGGAGCAGGACTCGAACCTGCGTCGTTTGGCTTATGAGACCAAGCTGGAACCATCTCCAGTCCACCCCACCTTATATTTTAAATTAAGGAAATAATAAACATAATTACTCCGTATAATACTACTGATTTAAATAGGTGATCACCTACTTCAATAACCTCAGTAACGATATCCGTGTTTCCTTTGTTCTTAGCAATTTTAACGATTCGTGTCAAAACTACAAACAAAACCAAAACTAAAATTGTAATTGTGCTCATAACCTTTATTGTTTTTAATTATGACATAAATATACGACCAAAATCTTGCGGGGGCACGTCTCTTCCAAGAGACTTTTAAGAAAAGTTTAAATTAATTCCATTTCCACATCATCGTCTGTTTCACGTACAATCACCATAGCATCCTGTAGGGCCACTACTATAGTTGAGTATTGATCATCTCCTGATGTTCCTAGTACCTGGTATAAATTTGCTTGATCTATTATCTCACCTATAGATGCAGATTCGTCTACTATATCTTGAAATTGGTTAACTTTTATTTTCATTGAAGGCTCAAACACACCATAATCACCATCACTCAATGATAAACCCGCAAGTTTTCGTTTAATATCCAATAGTACTTGTGGTGGATCAACAGATACAATAAGGTGATCTAAACCAACATCTTTTAAAACATCGCGATTACTTACATCATCCGCAGACATGGGCACTATTATGCCACCTACTTGAGCGCCGAAAAAATTACCGGATTTCGCGCCTAAAGGCGCTAATTTCTTAACCCATATGGCTAAACTACCCTCATATAATATGCTATCTGAAAATACATTCCCGTACTTATTTAAAAGCATAGTATACATTTTATACCCAAACCCCTTATCTCTCCATGGCTCAGTAACATATGCTAAATATATCTCAGCCCCCGTAATTTTAAAAGGTCTCCCACTTTTATTACTCACAGAAATAAGATTAACATCCATAGTACCTATAACATAACTCTCCAAATTTGTACCCTCAGAATTAGCTAAGTACAATGTACCAGTATATTCAGCAGGCATTATAAATTGATACTGACCTTCCTCAGATAAAATTTTCTTTCTAAGTATAGTAGGATCAAAATTATCAACATATACATCAATATCATCCGGGTCTAGATTAAAATCCTCTAGAAACGTATAATAGGTCTTCATATCATCTACATATAAATCACCAGAACGAAGTTCTAATTCATCTAGATTTAATTCTTTAAGTAACTCGGTTAGTTTAATCATGGTAATAAATATCTAAGGACTAAGAAAGGACCCGCATATGGGGCCCATTCCTCGCACTTTAATACGTATATACTAATATACTATCGGATCACCAACTTGGTGTAAAGCACCAATCTCCCGTAGTTTATCAAAAGCGGTTAGTGATGATAATTTAAAGAATTCACGTTCGTGTCCTTGGTCAGAATCAACTCTTTGAGCAGCATATATTTTATGCATTTGTTGCTCAATTTTATAAGCCGAACCTTTAGTAACCGGTAACGCAAATTTAGGTACCCACTCGGTTAACACACCCGCACCGTTAACATACTTAGCACGTGTAGAAGGATCGCGTTCGGTCATACCAATTTTAACCAAATCCGGATAACCCGGGTTAGTAAGAATATAGATATATTCTATGTTATCTTTGGTACGAGATTGGATATCAGTGTTTTGTACACCAAACAAATAAATCCATTCTTTGGTATCATCATCTATTTCAATTGGTACTTCAATTGAGTATAATGTATGAAAATAATTAAAGATGCGATCTACTTGCACATTGCGTGCTTTAGATTTTAATGCGAGATAGTTGGAGTACCACTCGCCTGCTAGCGGGTGGAAACCAGCATTGTCTAGCGTACTAGCGATGATAATCTCACCGGATTCCGCTAAAGACAACGCCTTATCTAACGTAATTTTAGTGCGATACATACTCGCTAATAGCGTAAATAGTACCTAAAACAGACCATCCGATAAAAAACCAAGATAGTTTATACCAAAATGATTTTGGTTCGTCTTTCCATACTCTAGCGTTAACCGCATGTGTTACTACCATAGCAACCCAAAAAATAATTGATCCCATATATTTATTCTATTGTTAAGTTATCTTCTTGTAACATTTCTCTAATAACATCTCTTAGGCGATAGCAGACATCCATTTCCTCTTCAGTTGCTTCACCATTACCTTGTAATGCGGCTCCATGTTTGTGGACGCTACGTAGTTTTTGGTCTAGTTCCCAAATAAGTTGTTTATACTTGTGTCCGTCTATTGCTACACGAGCATCATTTATTTCGTCTTCTCCAAATTCAATTATTATCTTCGCCATATTTTTTAATTTTAATTGTTCCCATAGTACCACTTGCCAGAGCAGGATATGAATACACATTATTCCAATCGTTATCCATTGCTAATTGATACAGTATCGTTCTGTAAACTTGATAGCAGTTACCAATGAACTCGGTGCTGTTGTATCCATAACTTTCATTGTCTACAAAGTCAGGGAGAAGAACTCTTTTAGCTCTTCTTAAATGCTCCTCAGCGTTATCTCGTCTTTGAATTTGCTCAACAAAAGGAAGTCCTTTTATCATTGCCTCAACAGTGTTCTGTAATTCCCATTGACCAGCAGCGAAACGAGAAACGTCTTCAAGGCATTGAGCGACTAATCTCATTTGTTCTTCAGATAATTCGATTGTGTACTTTTTACTCATAATTTTTAAGTTTCCAAATTAACACCCAAGGGTGTGCTGTCTTTCCAAGCCGTCAGACTAAGTGGGTTACATGGATCTTCCCTTTCAAGCAGATTAGTCAATCTAAATAAGCTTTGGCTTATCATCACCCCATACGGATATCACCCCGTTTCTCATCATATTGGGTATACTATCTGGTGATAAAACCAGAACGTGTAGTCAGGGCAGGAATCGAACCTGCTTCAGCTTTATCATTCTGAGTGCCATTAGCTGTTAGTCTCAACCCTGGAAGGTGCCGCGCTTTCCAAAACGCCACCTGACTATGTTACTATTAGTTCT